TTTTTTCTGAATTTGAAAAATTTGGATTATATTTTGGTATTATACAAAACAAAACAACATGTAAAGAAAAATTTGTTCCAAATGAATTTTTAAATTCAACAATAAAATTTAGATATGAACTTTTAGCTGGTCTTTTAGATTCTGATGGACATCTTTCAAATAATACATATTTTGAGTTTGTTTCAAAATCTAATAAATTGGCATGTGGAGTACATCAACTTGCTATTTCTCTTGGTTTAGTATCATATATAAAAGAAAAATATAATAAAAGGTACAATATAATATATTACAAAACTGTTATTATGGGTGATATTCATAAAATACCAACCAGAATTCCACGCAAACAAACACAAGAAATAAAGAAAAAAAGAAATAGTTATGTGTCATCTTTCGATGTTATTGAATCTAATATAGATGATTATTTTGGATTTGAAGTAGAAGATCATCTATACATAACAAATGATGGGATGATTACACATAATAGTGGTAAATCATTAATAATTTATTTATTAACAAGATATTATGATACTAAAACTTTAGTTATAGTACCTACTACATCTCTTGTAAGTCAAATGGCATCAGATTTCCTTTCCTATGGATATGATGACACTGACAATATACATAGAATCTATTCAGGTCAAGAGAAATCTGGTCCACAACAGATCTATATCTCTACATGGCAATCTATTTATAAATTACCTAAAGAATGGTTTGATCAATTTAATTTAGTAATAGGAGATGAAGCACATCTATTTAAAGCTAAATCATTAACTACTATACTATCTAAATTAAATAATTGTAAATATAGATTTGGATTTACTGGAACATTAGATGGATCACAAACACATCAATTAGTTTTAGAAGGATTATTTGGTCGTGTTAATAAAGTAACAAGTACTTCTGAACTTATAAATCAAAAACATCTAGCTGATTTTCATATTAAAAATATAGTGTTGAATTATCCTGATGACATCAAAAAACTTGTATCTAAAATGGATTATCAACAAGAAATAGATTATATAGTCAGATTAGATAAAAGAAATTCATTCATAACTAATCTAGCATTATCTTTACAAGGTAACACATTATTACTATTTCAATTTGTTGATAAACATGGTAAAGTATTATATAATAGAATTAAATCACTAGCACCTGATAGAAATGTATTTTTTATATCAGGTGAAATTGAAGGTGAAGAAAGGGAACGTATAAGAAAGGCTGTAGAAGAAGAAAAGAATGCAATTATAGTTGCATCATCTGGAACATTTTCTACAGGTGTTAATATCAAGAACTTACATAATATTATTTTCTCTTCACCATCTAAATCCAGAGTTAAGAACTTACAATCAATTGGAAGAGTATTACGTAAATCAAGTACTAAAACCAAATCTGTATTGTATGATATAGCAGATGATTTTACATGGAAGAGTAAGTAGAACTTTACTATATTACATTGTATGGAAAGAGTTAAGATATATAATGAAGAGAAGTTTAACTATAAAACATACAATGTATCTATAGCTATATGATATGTGTTTTTTCCGACAGGAACTATTATACACACACCAAAAATGTTGTCAAGAGGAATCTTATATGATCAAAAAGAAAAAGAAAACTAACTATATTTCAAATAAAGAATTGTACGAATGTTTAATAAAATACAAAACAACCCTTGAAGAATCTAAGATAAATAATATATCTAAACCTAAGATACCTGATTATATCGGGCAGTCCATATTACTAATATGTGAAAACTTGTCTAAAAAACCTAATTTCGTAGGTTATACAACTCAATGGAAACAGGAGATGGTATCTGATGGTATGGTAGATTGTATATCAGCCATATATAATTTTAATCCAGATAAAACAGATAATCCATTTGCTTATTTTACTCAAATAGCATGGAATGCTTTTATTAGAAGAATACATAAAGAGAAAAAACAAAACTATATCAAATATAAAAATTTAGAACATGAATATTTTTTAAACGATTTATATAATGATGAAAATGTGCAAATGATGAAGCATAACGAAATAGTAGACGATTTTATTAAAACATTCGAAAAATCCTTGACAAAGGAGAAAAAAAAAGATAAACTAGAGAATAGCGGAGAGTAGATATGTCACGTATTATAATTCCACCTATCATTGAACAATGGATAGATAATTTAAATGATAAAAATACAAGAGAATTTAATAGAGAAAATTATGCTGCTAATTTAGAACGTACACGTGATGTTATAAATGTAGCACTTAAAAAGTATGAAAATGAGAAACAATTGAAAGTAAAAAACCTAAGAAAATGAAAATAGCTTTGATAACAGATACTCATGCAGGAATAAGGAACGATCATCCTTTTTTCAATGACATGAGTAAAAAATTTTATGATGATATATTTTTTCCTTTCTTAAAAAGAAATAATATTAAACATGTTATTCATCTTGGAGATTTAGTCGATAGAAGAAAGTATATTAACTATGTCACCTTAAATCGACTAAAACAAGATTTCTTATCTGTACTAGAACATAATGATATTGAAACACATATCATTGTTGGTAATCATGATACTTATTACAAAAATACTAATGAATATAATGCATTGAGAGAATTAGTATCAGGTAGATATAATAATATTAAAATATACAGTGATGTAACTGAAATAAGCATAGATGGTCTTGATATACTATTAGTACCTTGGATATGTGATGAAAATAGAACAATAACATATGAAAAACTTAAAACCACACATGCACAAATTTGTATGGGACATTTGGAACTTTCTGGGTTTCCTATGCACAAGGGTCATGTATCTACTGAAGGCGATGATCCATCATTGTTTAACAGGTTTGATATGGTTTTTTCTGGCCATTATCATACTCGTTCTCGTAGTGGGAATATTATCTATCTTGGGGCTCATTCTGAGTTTACTTGGTCTGATTATAATGATCCTAGGGGTTTTAGTGTTTTTGACACATCTACAAGAGAAATTGAATTCATAGAAAATCCATATAAAATACATAAGAAAATATGGTATAAAGATTCAACAGAACTACCAGAAGATTGTTCAAATTCTATTATTAAATTAATAGTTCAAAGTAAAAATGATCTATATAAATTTGATAAATTTATTGAACATATAGAAAAACAAAATCCTATTGAGTTACAAGTTGTTGAAGATCATCTTAATCTTGATTTAGAAGATGATGAAAATATAGTTAATGAAGCAGAATCTACATTAGATATATTTAAAAAATATATTGTAAAATCAGACATACCAAATAAACATAATGTAGAAAAAGTGATTATGGAATTATATAACGAAGCAATAAGCATGGATTAAGTATGATAACCTTTGAACGTATTAGATGGAAAAATCTGTTAAGTACAGGTAATTTCTTTACTGAAATAAAACTTAACACTCATAAAACTACTCTTATTGTAGGTGATAATGGATCAGGTAAATCAACATTACTTGATGCTTTAACATTTGTATTATTCGGAAAACCATTTAGAAAGATCAATAAACCACAATTACTTAATACAATTAATAAAAAAGATATGGTGGTAGAAATATATTTTTCTATAGGGTCAGTTAAATATAAAATCATTCGTGGTATTAAACCAAACATATTTGAAGTTTATCAAAATGATAAGTTGTTAAATCAATCCGCTGAATCAAAAGACTATCAAGAGATATTAGAAAAACAAATATTAAAGGTTAATTATAAATCCTTTTGTCAAGTAGTGGTATTAGGTTCTGCTACCTTTCAACCATTCATGCAACTTACTACAAGCCAACGTAGAGAAGTCATCGAAGATCTATTAGATCTTCAAATATTTACTACTATGAATACTTTGTTGAAAACTAAAGTAACACAAAATACACAAGAATTATTACAAGAAGAATCTAATAAAAAATTAATTGATGAGAAAATCAAATTAATTAAATCACATATTAAAGATATTAAAAATAATAATGAACAAATAATAGAAGAAAAAAGAAATATTATTACTGAAACTGAAGAAAATATTAAAAAATTAAATTCTGATTTAATAACCATAAATGAAAAAATTAAAACATTAAGTACTTTATCTGATACTGAAGATAAACTTAAAACCAAAATTAAAGATTTAGATAGACTAAAACATAAAATAGAAGATAATTTAGTTCTTGTTAAAAAAGATTTGGAGTTTTTTACTAATAATAATGAATGTCCTACATGTACACAAAACATAGATATTATATTTAAAAATAATACTATAGAAACAAAAGAAAAAGAAAGTAAAGAAATCACTGAAGGATTACAATTATTATATTCTAATTATAATAAATTAGAAATAAAATTAAAGAAGGTGTTAGAAAATAAAAAACAAATAAATGATTTAAAGCTTGATGAATATAGAATTAATAATAAGATTCAAACATTGAATGAATACATATTGACATTACAAAAAGAGATAAACAATCAAAAAACTATTAATACTATTGACAATGAAAATAAGATATTTGAATTAGATAAAGAAATGAGTATTACTAATGAAAGATTAGTATCATTAAATGAAGCTAAGATTATATTATCTTCCACTGGAGTATTACTTAAAGACAGTGGTATTAAAGCACGTATTATTAAACAATATGTACCAATCATTAATAAATTGATTAACAAATATTTGTCTGCATTAGATTTTTACGTTAAGTTTGAATTAGATGAAGAATTTAGTGAGACGATAAAGAGTAGACATCGTGATGACTTTACTTATGCTTCATTTTCTGAAGGTGAGAAAATGAAGATTAACTTAGCTATCTTATTTACATGGAGATCTGTAGCTAAGTTAAGAAACTCTATTAATACTAATATTCTTATTATGGATGAAGTATTTGATTCATCATTAGATTCTAATGGTACAGAAGAGTTTTTAAAATTAATTAATAACTTGACAAATGATACAAATACATTTATTATATCTCACAAAAGAGACCAATTAGTAGATAAATTTGATAATGTTCTTAGAGTAGAGAAAAAGAAAAACTTTAGTAAGG